TAAACCTGTTGCCCCAGAAGTCGAAGTAAATAAAAAACCAACCTCAGTCAAAGAGTTCTTAAATCTTTTTAACAAAAAATAATATGGCAAGACCCAAGAAAGAAGTGCAAGAAGTAGCAGAAGAATCAAACGCTTCAGGAAAACTAAAGGTTCTAGATAGCATCCTAAGCCGCAACAAAGATCACCATTATGCTTTTGATAATAATATTGATTATATCGTCAGCAGCGGCAGCTTGACTCTCGATATTGAAATGGGCGGCGGCATTCACCCCGGTATAGTACGGTCTTCTGGAATCACTGAAGGCGGCAAGACCAGCAACGCTCTTGCCTTCGCCCGTAATTTTCAAGTATTGCACCCTGAGAAAGGTTGTATTATTTATATCAAATCAGAGGGCCGTCTTAGCGAAAATATGGTCGCTAGGTCTGGTGTTGATACAGATCCAGCAAAATGGCGAGTCATTCCTACAAACGATTATGAGTTTGTGACCGACACAATGCGCGAATTGATTAAAGATAATGATGAAGGCAACATTTACTTTTTTATAATTGATAGCCTCGACGCTTTGGTTCCCAGAAATGATCTAGCCAAGTCTGCTACTGAAGCGAACAAAACCGCTGGAGCGGCTTTGCTCACATCAGATCTGTTGCGCAAGATGGCTGCGGCCTTTTCTTCTAGAGGCCATATTTGCTTCATTATTTCTCAAGTTAGATCTTCGATCAAGATTAACCCGTACGAGAAAGGCGACCCAAAGGTCACTAACGCAAGCGGCGGAAATGCTGCTCTGCACTACTCCGATTGGATCCTTGAATTCCAGCAGCGGTGGAATAAAGATTTTATTTATGCTAACGCTAAAGGCGATGGCAACCCTGTTGGTCATTGGTGCAAGATAGTCTTTAGAAAGACGCCTAATGAAAAGTCTGGTAGAGAGGTCCGCTATCCAATCAAATATGGACGCTCTAACGGCTCTAGTGTTTGGGTGGAATACGAAATCGTAGACCAACTTTTAGCTTGGGAATTTGCCCACGCCAAAGGAGCGTGGATTACCATTACCGACGAGCTTATCAAAGAACTTGCTGACAATAGTCTTGAGATGCCAAAACAACATCAAGGCGAGGCCAATCTTAAAAATTTCCTTGAAGAGCATCAAGACATTACACAGTATTTATTCAATAAATTTATAAGCGCTCTTAAAAAGTGAAGCTTTACAATGTGTACGGAAAGATAGTTAGCAAAAATGTCTCTCAATATTTGATTGACTGGGACGCTAATTCTCGATCCAAAGTACAATTCAACACAAAGCAATTCTTAAGGACTTACTGGAAAAATCATATAGTATACGAAGAGTTTCCCGTCTTTGGCTCTAGACTGAAAGTAGATATCGTCAACGCTACCCTCAGAATAGCCGTTGAAGTACACGGCAAGCAACACACTTCATATAATAAATTTTTTCATGGTGAGTCTCGTCTAAACTATCTTAAATCTATTAAAAGAGATGTAGCTAAAGAGAAGTGGCTATCTATAAATAAGTTCCAACTTGTGGAAATTTATGAAGACGAAGTCAAAAATCTTTCCGCTCAGTTTTTTAAGGATAAATTTAATATAATTCTTTAATGGCCATATACTCGCTACAGGTAGAAAAATACGTCTTGTCTGGTCTTATCAGACATCCAGCTTCTTTCGCTGACATAGAAAGCTTTATTAATGAAAGTGATTTTATTAATGATGTGCATTACACCATCTTCTGCGTCTTCAAGGAAACGTTTAACAAAGGCGAGCAGATTGACAAGATCTTGATTTCTCAAAAATGCAAGAATCTTGGGATTACATTTAAGGATCAATCTATTGATATCTTTAGTTATGTTAACAGCATCTGTTTGATACCAACCTCTCAGGCTGGTCTTATTGAAGGCGCTAAAGAGTTGCTTAAACTGCGCGTCAGGCGAGAAATCGAGCAGACCGGGGACGAGATCAAAAAGTTTGCTAATTCTTGCGCCGAAAAGCCAATTGAAGAAATCATTACAGAATCTGATAAGATTTACAATAGCAAAATTTGCACCTACGCCTCTGAAAATAATAAACCAGAAGACATAACTAATAATGTCATTGAAATTATTGAAGAGCGCGGCAACAACCCCATCGAAGACACAGGCCTAACAAGCCCTTACGCGAACTTTAATCGCCTCTATGGCGGAATTCGACCCGGCAATCTGTATGCTTGGGTAAGCAGGCCAAAGCATGGCAAGTCAACGATCCTAAATGATCTCGCCATCAAAATTACTTCAATTAACAAAGGATGCAAGGCGCTGGTTCTTGATACAGAAATGTCTACCATAGATATGAAGTTTAGAATAGCTTCATCTTTGACTGGAATTCCAGTATGGTATCTTGAAACTGGAAACTGGAAAAAGAACAATAATCTATATCAAAAGTTTGAGCAAAGTAAGGATAAAATTCGTGCTCTTAATAATCAAGTCGATCATTTACAAGTCGCAGGCAAACCAATTGAAGAGGTTGTTTCTATTGTCAAGCGCTGGTATTTCTCGAAGGTAGGTCGTGGCAATCAATGTGTTGTTGTTTACGATTATATTAAATTAACCGGAGAATCAGATAAGAATAAACAAGAATATCAGCTAATCGGCGAAAAAGTCAATGCCTTAAAGGAGCTTTGCTCTGAGCTTAATATTCCCATTCTTACTGCTTGCCAATTAAATCGTAGCGCAGAAAGCGGCGTTGATGATAGCAGCGCGATCTCTCAGTCTGATCGGTTGCAATGGTTCGCTTCATTTGTAGCTATTTTTAGACGCAAAAGTGTTGAAGAAATAGCTGACGACGGCCCAGAATTTGGTTCTCATAAGCTCATACCGCTTGCCACCCGCTTTCAAGGAAAAGATTCTGCTGGCCATCACGACTTAGTCAGAATCCAAGAAGGCAAAAAAGTTAAATATATGCCTAACTATATAAGCTTTAACATTAATAATTTTAATGTTCAAGAGACTGGAACGCTTGAGGATATTCTGTCTGCGAGAGCGTTGAAACCTGAGCTTGATGATTCTGGCGATGGCGAAGTTCTATGAATGACTGCGAATCTGTAAGAAAAATACTTACTGACATAGGATATGTTTTAACTGATCATGGCCGAGAATATCGGACAAGACCTCTTTATAGAGATTCCGGTAACGATAATGTTCTTAGAATTTGGAAGAATTCTGGCCAATGGGTGGACTTCAAAGAAAACATTAGCGGTTCTATTGAAGATTTAGTAAAACTTACCCTAAAACTTAAAACGATTGACGATGCTAAAAAGTGGATTTCTGAGAAAGGGATAGACACATCTTATTCTGAAGACCACCAGCAAAGAGTCACCACCACCCAAACTACTGTTTTCGATAAATCTTTATTAATAAAGCTCTCAAGAGACGATTCTTATTGGGAAGGAAGAGGTATTTCAACTCAAACCTTGCAACCGTTCCAAGGAGGCGTTGCTTCTACAGGCAAGATGTTTAATAGATATGTTTTTCCCATCTTTAACTGCAAAGATGAGATAGTCGGATTCGCTGGGAGAGATGTTTCTAAAACAAGTCTAGAAGGACGACCTAAGTGGAAGCTTATTGGAGATAAAAAAGAGTGGGCCTTCCCGCTAAAGGTTAATGCTAAAGACATCAAGTCTTCTAAAATAATTATCTGAAAAAGTAAAGCTAAGCGCTAGTAAAATCAAAACTGCCGAAGGTTGCAGTTGGCTTTACTATACTAAATATATCCTTAAGCTGCCAGATACATCAAACTCTGGCGCATCTAGAGGAACAATCTGCCATTTAATTTTTGAGCTTCTCTTAACTGACAGACACAAGAAATATTTTGAAGATCTATGCTCTGGTAAAGCTGGCGTGATTAAAAACCCAGCTATTCATAGACTTATTCTAAAACACGCTAAAAAACTAAAAGTAGATGATGAAGAAAATCTAGATCTGATTTATAACATGATTCAGACTGGTCTTCAAAGCGACTTTTTTTGCAACGGAGCGTTACTTGTAGAAGCAGAGTCTGAGTTCAAGCTAGAAGAAGAAGACTACATCATCAATGGCTTCATCGACAAGCTCGCAAAATTCAGCGACACAGAATATAAAATATACGACTACAAATCAAGCAAGGGAAAATTCTCTAAAGAAGAAATTGACTTCAATCTTCAAAACTTGATGTATTCTTTAGCTGTATTTAAAACTAAGGGGCACATTCCTGACGTATCTTTTATATTTCTTAAGTTTAAAAAGCAACCGATTCAAGAAGCCCCGAAACCAACCGCAGAACAGCTAGAAGGTTTTAAGGCCTATCTAAGTTATGTAGCTGGTTATATTTCTTCTTTTGATGAAAAGAAAGCTATCGAAAATCTTGCTGCAAGCTCGCCAAAGAAAAAATGGATGTGTGGAAGCGATGTCCCCGGCAAGTGGATTTGCCCGTCGAGATCTCCAGTTACTTATTACGTTGGGGTTGACGAGAATGATAAATTTATAAAGTCTTCATTTAAAAAAGAAGATCTAATTAATGATGCAAAGGTAAAGTTAATAAACAAAAAAGACTACAAAGGCTGCCCCTTCTGGCGCAAGGATGACCCAACTTTCTGATTGACTCTCTCCGAAAACCACGCCATAATCCATCATGTACTCGGCTGTCCCTTTATTTAAGTCTCACTATAGTCTTGGCAAATCTGTTCTAACTCTTGCGAAAGCCGGATCAAGCGAGCCTGATGAACCGAGTTCTGTAATAGACATTGCTAAAAAACTAAATCTTAGTAAAATATATTTAGTAGATGATTCTATTTCTGGCTTCCTTGAAGCTTGCAAATCTTGTGAAGACGCCAAATTAGATTTTACTTTTGGCCTTCGCTTGACTGTCTGCGACGACATCAATAATAAAACAGCTGAATCCAGAGAGAAAGAGCACAAGATAATAGTCTTCATTAAAAAATCAGAAGGCTATCAGAGTTCCTGATAAAAATCTTGTAGTCAAAGCTCAGTCTATTTATTACGAAAACAAAGAAGATTTCTTGGCATACCTTACTTTTAGGTGCATCTCAGAAAGAACAACTTTGAGCAAACCCAACTTAGAGCACTGCTCTTCAAACGAATTCTGCGCCGAGTCATTCAAGGAAAAATATGGAAAATGAACTACTGAGATTTGATAAGTCTAAAAAGCTTGTCTTTATTGATTGCGAGACTTTGAATCTCTGCCTTAACTTCTGCCAAAATCTTCCTTGGCAGATTGCGATGCTGCATACTGTTGGCGGCAAAAAGGTTGACGAAAGAGATTTCTTGATCAAATGGGAAACCAACCTTAAGATATCAGACGATGCAAGACGAATCACAAGATATCCGGAACAACTTATCCAAACAACTGGCAAGAAATTTGACGATATCTTTGATACTGTTAGGGATTGGCTTGACTCTGCTGACTATATTGTCGGTCACAATATTCTTGGCTTCGATCTATATCTCATAAAGGAGATGTACCTGTTGAAAGGATTAAGGTCGAATCATTTAGTTGACAAAATTTTAGACACCAACTGCTTAGCTAAAGGAATTAAGTACGGGATTCCAAAACTCCAAAAGGAATCCCTTGTAGAATATCAATATAAATTACTGCACACTTATAAAAAAGGAATCAAGACAAATCTAACAGCACTTGGTAAAGACTATAATATCGATCATGATTATGATAATCTCCACAACGCTATAATAGATTTGGAGCTTAACTTAAAAGTCTGGAACAAAATTAAATTTCAAGTCGAAATATGAGCAACTTTCACGATAATTTTTCTAATGTCAAGCTGCCTTTTCATGGCGTTAGATTGCCTGAATTCAATATCGAGTCTCGCTTAAAAAAGCAATATGGGCTAAAAGAAGATTCTTCTAACTACGATTTCTTGATGCAGGTATGCAGAACCAACTTCAAGAAACTAAATATCGCCAAAGAAGACTTTCCAAAGTATTCGGAAAGAGTAAAATATGAACTTGAGACCATTAAAGAACTTGGGTTTCTTGATTATATTCTTTTGGTTTGGACTGTTATTAACTACTGTAACGAAAATTCCATACCTGTCGGCCTTGGGCGCGGTTCTGCTGCTGGTAGTCTTATTCTTTATTTACTTGGCGTCACGAAGGTAGATCCAATTAAATACGAACTATTCTTTGAGCGTTTCATTTCTAAGATTCGCGCAAAGAAACAGGTAGTAGATGGAATCACTTATCTTGACGGATCCTTGATGTGCGATGTCGATATCGATATCTGTTATTATAATCGCCATAAAGTAATTAAGTATCTTGACCAGCTTTTCTCTGGCAGAACTTCGAAAATCCTCACTCTTACCACCTTGAGCGGCAAACTGCTTATCAAAGAATGCGGTAAAATCATTGAGGAGAAGCAGGAATCAGAAATGAACGATGTAAGCTCTCTGATTCCAAAGGTGTTCGGCCAAGTGAAAGACTTGAAAGAGGCTTACGCCGAAGTCCCAGAATTTCAAACTTGGTGCGACAATAATCCAAGAGCCTATAAGACAGCTTTGCGTTTGCGTAATCTTATTAAGAATAAGAGCGTTCACGCCTCCGGGATGATGCTTTCATACTACCCGATAGATCAAAGCTGCCCTGTTGAACTTACCAGCGACAAAGAACAGGTATCTAGTTATGACATGAATTGGATTTCCATCTTCAATGTAAAACTAGACCTGCTTGGCCTTAGAAGCGTTTCAATTGTTGA